AACCGTTTACGTGTTCTGCTGTTGTAGAATTTGTGAATACTAAGTTCTCTGGATTTGATTCTTCTCTGTAAGAAGTGATACCAACAAATCCTCTGATACATCCAGTAAACTGACTGTCAGTTTTTGCAGTGTATGTAATGATCTCATCATCAATTTGAATCAAACCATAGGAATCTGGAAATCCTTTAGTTCCAGTTGGATTCAAAGCTAAGTCAACACTAACAGTAGTGTCATTAAACGATATATCTGACAATAAAGTGACAGAACCTGAGAGATTAGTAGTCTCATCAAGTTTAATATAGCGATCAATATTCTGAATTAAATCAATAGGAGCACCTTGAAACTCTTGTGCTTGATAATATTGTTTTAAAAATTCAGAAATAAGAGGAAACTCCTCTCTAACATAAGAGGGGAGTTGGTTTTGAACGATGTTATTAAACTGAACTCTTTTTTCTGTCATTTTATGATACTATTAGTAACCGTATGAACCGCTTGAGCTTCCGCCAGACGATGAGGTGGAGTTTGTTGGGGTATATGTACCACCAGATACTGTAGCAATTGTCGTAGTCCCGTTATTAGTGGTTGTCGTTCTTGTTGAAGGAACACTACCTCTTCCTCCTGGACGGACTAAAACACCATTTGCATAACTTGAAGAAACAACATAATTTGATGCTGATGGATCTAATCCAGATGAGATTTCGTCCACCACAGTTTCGAAGGTGCTTCCAGAGATGTCCAACTGTAAATAAAGGTCTTGAAGTCCAATTACATCATTTGATGTAGGGGATCCAGAAATTTCAATAATTGTTTGACCAGTTTTTGTTTTTCCTGATAAAACATTTATTGGGTTCAATGTCAATATACCTTTTTTATAATCAATTGTTCCAACATTTCTTCTTATGATAGAAGGACTTGTTGAATTTATAGAAGGAACCGAGAATAAGAATAATTCTCCAGTCTCTCTATTGGAGTTTGGCAAGTCGGAGATATAAACATCAGTATTAATACCATCAACTCGGAAAGCCGAGGTCTTTATGTTATATCCACTCATATTCTTAATGTAGAAAGCATTACCAAATCCAATTTGATATTCAACTAAAGCATTTAATGTTACTCTTAAGTCACGTCGCATCTGAATAGTTGTAATATTCGATGTTATTGACTCATGACTATCATCAATTACTTTCAAGAATTTACTGTATTTAAATCTTGCTCCATACTTATTTAACTCAGTTGATTCAGAGTATTTTGTAACGTTATTCTGAACTAAACTGGAAACGTATTCTGACGATGGCGCTAAATTTGTGTTATAATAAAGTTTGGTAGTACTTTCAATGTACAGATATTTGAGATCAAGAATTTCTGGTACAATACCTGCTACTGAATACTTCTTTAATTTAAGTTTAATATTTTCTTTAATCAGGTTTGGAAGATAATCTCCAAATTTTGGTTTTATACTAATAAAGACCTTACCATATTGTGGTGGAACCAATTCTTCTCCGCCAAATACTGAGATTGACTCAGTTTCTGGATAGATCTTTGATGGAATCAGAGTTTCATAGTCATTGGAAGTTAAAGCTCTGTTTTGCGTTGCATATATTCTTGGTGCGAACTTTTTGATAGACTCAACAGTTTCAATGTTCTCACCACCAGAAGAAATGATTCCGGGAGTAACAAGAGAGACTCCAGAAGTCACATTATATTGAATACCATTTCTTGTATATGTCAGTCTACCGGCAAAATTGAAACTTGAGATTCCATTTGCAGAATCTCCATTACTTACAATATAGTTTGCAGTGATATAGTTTCCTTCTTCAAGTGCTTTTCCAAAAACACCATCTCCAAATAGCAACTCATATCTTTCATCTTCAATTTCTTGCAAATAGTATACTCTTGAAGATGAGTTAATATCAAAAAGACTATCTTGTAGACTATATTTTGCTGCAGCCGTTGAAGATTGATTATTTTTAACAGATACTCTAATTAAATCCGTGTCAATTCCCGAGTTTGGTAAAATGAACCTTTGATTTAAGTTTGTAGAGGAATATGTAAAGTTTGATTCTAAAAGAACTCCTTCATGAATCTCAAGATCATCAAAAAAGGCAATTCCATCAAAGACAGGAACCGTGACATCTTCTAAAATAGAAAATACAAATGATTGTCCAGCAAAAGTGCCCGTTGATGCTGCGACAACACCTTTTCTAAGAGTGATTGTTGATGGAGTTGGAGTTATACTTGTTGTATCAACAAAAAAATTAATTGTTGCCATTGCGGCCTTTCTTGACCGTGGAACATATCCAATATTTCTTGCAAGAGCAACAACATTTTCTCTTAAAGTTGCACTATCAATGAAAACCTCATTCGCAACCATATTTGCGTTATATGAGGTAATGTAAGTATTGTATGCCAGTACGTCAAGAATTGTCGAGAGGTTTGATCCCTCAAAATCATAATCCGTAAAATTAGAATTTGATCTTAGATATTCTTTAAGTGATGTTTTAACCTGGTCAAAGTCCAGATTAGAAAAATTTACTAATGGCATTTTTTACCTTGTTGGTTGCAACACGAATTCTAACTGTTGTGCAGGAACGTCTGCACCAATAATGTCATATATGATTTTTACATCAAATTGATTGTTATCAAAATCTGGAGAAGTTTGAACAGATCTCAATCTAACTCTTGGTTCATTATTTCGAATTGACCTATCAATTTCATCTTTGATATTTGATGCTGTCAGGTCATCAACATTGTCAAATAATGATTTTGAAATTCTTGAACCAAAACTTTCGTTAAAAAACTTCTCCCCAGGGAGGGTAAATACAATATTTCTTATAGAACGAGCAATGGCATTCTCATTTTTGAGACCAATTAAGTCATTGGTCAACGGATTGACCTTGAATGACATGCTTACGTCCTTAAAACCTTGACTTACCCTCTCTAAAGGCACAATAATACGGCAATTATATCTTATTTATCACAAATTCTTATCAAAATTCATTGAGAATAATCGGATCATTGGCATCATTTGAGATGTCTGAGTACATTGAATCCAAATATTCTTGAAAAATTTCAGAATCTTGTCTTTTATTCGTTTTCTTGGGAGTTAATCCATCATTTGCAATTTCACGAAGCATTTTTTGATGCTGATCGTTAGCTAAGTTGTCTAAAAAGTCGTTATTTGGGTTCATTTTACCTCTATTCGGCATTAATACAGCGTGGATCACAAGGATTTTGTCCACAATTTGAACATTTATGGTCATTTAGGTCATCATTTTTGCGTTCCTTTGCAGTTTTCCAGAAATATTCGTCTTCACGACCCATTCCAAGACGTTCGAAACCATTTTCGACCTGATAATACTGAGTGGAAACCTTAAAATCGGGCATCTTTGGTTCAATAGGTGTCAAACTATTATCAAAAATACGCATTCTATTGTTTGGATAGAGTGCATACTGTCCATTATTCAGTGCAATGAGGTTATGTGACTTATGTTCAGCTGGATTTTCACTTGTTGCATAATCAATCACATCAGGATCTTGATGATAATTGTCAATAGTACAAATATATGTACCTTTCTGCGTACCAAAGTCTCTTGTATACAATTCATAGTCCATTGAACCAATAAATTGCTTATGAATTGAGACTACACCATAATCCATACAGTTCCAGAACTGTAGGTTAGGAAGGTCCATATCGGGGTCTGGAAGCGTCGGAGACGAGAGAAACGCGCTAATAGGTAGTTTATCATACATTGCAGCATATTCTGGTAAATACGTCTCAAAATAAAAAGCACGCCCAGGTATCGACTTTGCCGACACCCAGACGCCTTTAACAAATTCTCCGTGACCACTTTGATGATCTGTGAGATATTCTTTACGTACCCAGACCTCTTCCGAGGGGAGGTTACAAATAAGAGCAGACATTAATTAGATGTAACTTCTCTTATTTACCTTGCCCGCGATAACGCTTTTTCTTTTTATTGCGAGAAGTCGCGGAAAGCAGAGTATTTTGCGAGCGCCCTTGCCGAGTCTTCTTCGGCTTACCGGGAGTATAAGTCCCGCCTTTCATCATTGCCATAATAAAACCTCCTTATTAGATAACGCGAGTTTTTTCGTGACCAACACGAATCCGAGGATCGCACCAGATTTCATAACCTGATTCTTTAGCATCAAGACAGAATGAGACATCCTCACCGCACATGTCCTGAACATTGCCAGACTCAAATTGCTGCATCTTAGGAGCAAACCAAGGATATTCCAGATTTTCAAAGACACCCTTCTTAATGAGTACCCATCCGAAACCTGTATAATCCACGGTGAAAGGTGTACGACGCTTACTAATGGATTCTACATTCTCGTGATTCATGACTCCGCCATTCTTACGGAAATCATCTTCCTCTAACCAGTGTGCGACAGAGGTTGTGTGACCATCCTCAGTTGCATACCATCCTGCAACAATCTCCTTCTCTTCACCCTCTGCAGGAAGAGCCATGTCACACAGTTGCCAGAACTTCTCAGTGTTGAATACAATGTCATTATCAATCCACAACTGATAGTCATACTCAAGACGACCATCCCAAGGCACTTGATTAGGTCCACGCAGTACATTGGCACCAAGCACCTTACAACGTGCAAAGTTAACCATGGAAGAATAATCCTGACTGATCTGAATACTCAAACCACTCTGTACCATGTCGAAGCAGAGTTGAACAAAGTTCTTCAGAAATGTATACGAACATCCACGTCCAGGAAGACAGAAGACAATCGTCTTACCTCTCATGCGTTCTTTGATAGCAGCAATGTCCCACTCTGCTTCTTTCTTCTTGGGGGCATTTGCTTTTACGGTAAATCCTTTAGCCATAGGTTGAAATTAATTTCAGTTCAATTATAACAAGTATTATGTAGTCTGTCAATATGAGTCAGATCCTGCTGGTTCACTTGGATTCGCACCAGCACCTCCACGGGCGCAATTTACTTCCTCATATGACAAATCCTCAAGTTGATAATCAGTCTGCATTAGACCAACTATCCCCTTGAGGGAGTTCCATATATTTTTAAATTGCTCTTCGCTTAGATTGTTATATAAACACTCTTGCTTTGCATAGATGTGATAAACCTTTTCCATAAAATTTTTTCTCCGGGAAATTTTTTTTCCTTTTTGAAATCGAACTTCGCATTATATATCAAGGTCGATCTGTCACCTCTGTAGGTTAGGGGGACCCATTGTTTTA